CAGGGCACAAGGTAGCAACCATTAGCAACAACAAAAACATTCTTGCTAGTGCTAATTTCACACAAGTAACCTTCCCTAAGAAGGCACCCATCTATGATCTGTCTAATCTGATCAGCAGTATTAATATACTTGCTACAGATGATAAACCAGACATCGATTGGGGTGATAATCTTGTTACTCTGGAACAAAAACGTAGTAGGATTAAGTATTACTATGCAGAACCACGCATGGTAACAACACCACCTGATACTATTCAGGATTTGGGTGCTCCTGTAGTCTCTACAGTGCTACAACACTCACAGTTGTTGCAGATAGAACGTGCTGCTAGTACCTATCAACTCCCAGATATATGTTTTACTGGTGAGAAGGGTGTATTGACTGCTGTTGTGACTGACAAACGTAACTCATCTTCTAATTCACTTGAGATTGAGTTGGGTAAGGCCGAAGGTGAGTTCTGTTTCTGTATGAAGATTGAGAACCTATCTGTTATTAATCTTAGGGGTGGTCAATTCACACCATGTTCTGCATATGATTTGGATATCTATGCTGCAAAGGTTGCTAAGTTTACAGGGATTATGACTAAGGGTGCAGAAGATTTTGTTAGTTCTTTAGAGTATCTCATTGCGTTGGAACCTGATAGTGAGTATTGATTCTATTCTAGTTGGTGACTGTCGAGAGACTCTCAAAACTATAACTGAGAGACCACGTATGTGTGTCACGTCACCACCCTATTATGGTCTTCGAAACTATGGTGATGAGGAGAACCAAATAGGGCAGGAGGATACCCCTGAAGAGTATATCCAACAGTTAGTAGAAGTTTTCAGGGAGGTGCGAAATGTGCTCACAGATGATGGGACTCTTTGGGTTAATATTGGCGATAGTTACTATAATTACAGGCCAGGAAGAGGACAAGGATTGGTTAAGCAAACAGTCTCGAATACTAGACAAGACTTACCAGATGTGTGTCCTCGTAGAGGAAATAAACTCCCAGGACTCAAAGAAAAAGACCTCATAGGTATCCCATGGATGCTTGCCTTTGCACTACGTGCAGATGGATGGTATCTACGTCAGGATATTATTTGGCACAAACCTAATCCCATGCCAGAGAGTGTACGTGATCGCTGTACTAAGTCACATGAATACATCTTTCTCTTAAGTAAGAATAAGAAGTATTTCTATGACAATGAAGCAATTAAGGAACCTGCTAAGGACTGGGGTACTAGGAAGAGAGATAATGGTAAGTATCACAATCCAGGCACAGGTTTACAACCTCATAGTGGTCTTACAAAGAGTTATCCTAAGAAGAATAAGCGATCTGTCTGGAGTGTCACTAACAAACCTAGTAAAGTTAAGAGACACTATGCTGTATACCCACCAGACCTTATAGAACCATGTATTAAAGCAGGTTCTGAGGAAGGTGACATAGTATTGGATCCATTCATGGGTTCAGGTACTACTGCTAGGGTTGCAAATTCACTCAATAGGCATTATATTGGGTGTGAACTACATGAGGGGTACGTAAATGGATGACTTCTTATGGGTGGAAAAATACAGACCACAGAAGGTCGATGATTGTATACTGCCTGAAGAAACCAAGAAGATGTTTAAGGGGTTTCTTGCTCAAGGTGAGATACCAAACCTTCTTCTGACTGGTCCTGCAGGTATTGGAAAGACAACCATTGCTAAATCATTATGTTATGAGTTGGGGGCAGACTATTATGTGGTTAATGGATCGGATGAGGGAAGGTTTCTTGATACAGTTCGGAATCGTGCCAAGAGTTTTGCGTCTACAGTATCTCTCACAAGCAAGTCGAAACATAAAATCCTCATCATCGATGAAGCAGACAATACCACTCCCGACGTACAACTCCTTCTTAGAGCGAGTATTGAGGAGTTCTCCAAAAACTGCAGATTCATTTTTACCTGCAATTACAAGAACAAAATCATCGAACCACTCCACTCAAGATGTTCAGTAGTTGATTTTCATGTTAAAGGTAAGGAGAAAGCACAACTAGCAACTTTATTCTTTAAGAGGGTACATACTATTCTCGCAGAAGAGAACGTTAAGTTTGAGATGAAGGTAGTTGCAGAGGTTGTGCAGAGACATTTCCCTGACTTCAGACGTACTCTTAATGAGTTGCAGAGGTATGCTTCAGGTGGACAGATTGATGTAGGTATATTGGCACAGGTTACAGATGTTAACATCGCATCTCTTGTTGGTTATCTGAAGAACAGAGAGTTTACTAACATGAAGAAGTGGGTGACGAGTAACATGGATACCGAACCTCATGTTATAATGAGAAAGGTCTATGATAACTTGTATAACTATCTTGTACCCAAGAGTATACCAGAAGCAGTCTTAGTCATAGGGGAGTATCAATATAAGTCTTCGTTTGTGATGGATCAAGAGATCAATCTGGTTGCGTTCTTGACAGAACTGATGATGAGGTGTGAATTTAAATGATTACTCTTACTCATAAAACCTGTCGGAAATGTGGTAGAGACCTTCCTCTATCATGTTTTAGTAGAAGAGGTGAAGGTACAGTAAAGAGAAGAATTAATATTGATTGTAAGGAATGTATCAGTAAAGAATCCAAGATTGTCAGAGAGTTGAGAAAGTCTGCACCACCAGTCCCAGAAGTATGTGATTGTTGTGGTAAAGTACCTGATCCTAAATCATTTAGAAATAAATTACAATTAGATCATAACCATAAGACTGGAAAATTTCGTGGATGGATATGTGACAACTGTAATGTTTCTTTATCTAGAGCAGATGATACACTTGAGGGTGTTAATAAATTACAGAAATACTTATTGGAGTGTGAGTTTAAATGAGTTATGATGGTGGTCCACATAAGAAGATTCATCAACTATTTCCAGTATCAGTTTGGGAGTATAGGTTGGATGAGGATGATATGTGGATGTCTGAGCAGGCATTAGAGTTCTGTAAGACATTAGAGATGAACATGTATAACTTCCCTGCTGGTGTACGTACCAGTAGAGGTAACATCCATAAGGATCCAGAGATGGAACCCCTTATGGGATTTTTTTCTGATGTTCTGGATGAGATTAGATGTGCTCAAGCACTACAGTGCCATGAGTTAAAGATATCATTGTCATGGGCAAACCTTGCACCTAAGGGTAGTAACACAGGACATCCTATACATCGTCACAACTACTCATATCTTAGTGGTGTATACTATTTTACAGATGGTGCACCTACTACCTTCTGGGATCCATTAAACATTCGTAATGAGGATACTTTAGAGATCATTAGGGATCATATTAATCCTACTCAGGAGATAATAAAAGCAGAACCTGGCAAACTATTGGTATTTCCAGGTTGGTTAAAGCACCAGAGTGGTCCTCATAATGGTAAAGAGGATCGTTGGTCTATGAGTTTTAATTCTTTACCTAATGGTCCTGTCAATGCAGGTCCACAAGGTATACCAATGGCGAACTTAACAGTCAATTAATTATGAAACTAGTGAAGACTCCACTGCGTTATCCTGGAGGTAAATCCAGAGCAGTAAAGCAATTATATGATTGGTTTCCATCTGATGTACATGAGTACAGGGAACCATTTATAGGTGGTGCTTCTATGGCACTATACTTCTCACAATTACATCCAGATGTACCTGTGTGGGTTAATGATAAGTACACATATCTGTACAATTTTTGGGTTCAGTTACAGGAGAGGGGTCATGAATTATCTGATGCATGCCATAAGGTCAAGACAGATCACCCAGACGAAGACACTGCTAGGGAACTCTTTGATAAGACTAAGAAAGATATCGAACACGCAGAACCTTTTGATCAAGCTGTTCTTTTTTGGGTTCTTAATAAGTGTAGCTATAGCGGGTTGACTGAGAACTCATCGTTTTCACCTGCTGCATCACGTCAGAACTTTACATTACGTGGTGCTGATAAGTTAAAGAAATATCCTGACATAATTAAGAACTGGCGTATCACTAATGAGGATTATGAGGTAGTGATGAGTGATGCTGGTGGTGATAATGTTTTTTGTTTCTTAGATCCACCATATAAGATCAAGTCGTTCCTTTATGGTACTAAAGCAGACTTGCATAAGAACTTTGATCACCCAACCTTTAAAGATATCTGTTCTGTATGCCCACACAAGTGGTTGCTAACATATAATGTCGATGCTGAGATAGAAGAGGCATTTTCGTTGTATAATCAGAGGTACTTTAGACTTACCTATGGTATGCAACACCGTGCTAGTAACGTGAAGGATGAATTACTCATCTCTAACTACGAAATTAACCCTGCAAACCCCCTTGAGAAGGTGCTATATGCCTGATTATGAGTACCCTCTGAAGGATTATCTGAATGGTATTAATCTGAAGCAAGGTGACTTGGATTCGGATGAACGTGCCATGAAGAAGTATCCAAAATTCGTGGTCAATAAGTTATTAGCCGAACATATTGACTGCATAATGCATGTCAACGAGATGAATCGTTACTATAACTTAGATAACCTCCTGCAATATCAGTATTTTCTATATAGTATTAGGAAATCAAAGAGATTTTCTCCTTGGAATAAGAAATCTACCGATAGCGATTTGGAATTGGTCAAACAATTTTATGGTTATAGTAATGAGAAAGCAAAGGTAGCACTCTCTCTACTATCAAAAGAAAAGCTAGAGGTCATAAAAGCGAAACTTGATACTGGAGGAAGGAGATGAGTGACGAGATCAGTTGGTCTCAGGATATGATGCTGGAGGTTACACTAAAAGAACCAGACGATTTTCTGAAGATTAGAGAAACCCTTACACGCATTGGTGTTGCATCTCGAAAAGAGAGAAAACTATATCAGTCGTGTCATATTCTCCACAAGAAGGGTAAGTATTACATAGTTCATTTTAAGGAACTGTTTGCACTGGACGGAAAACCTGCTAACATAACTAAGAATGACATAGAGAGACGCAACAGAATCGCTAAGCTACTATTCGATTGGGGTCTTGTAGAGATACAAGAAGACCTTCTATCTAATGATGGGTGTGCACCACTCAATCAGATAAAGGTACTATCCTATAAGGATAAGAGCGAGTGGATATTAGAATCTAAGTACAACATAGGAAAGAAGAAAGTTATCACTGAAACATAATGAAATTTTTGGGATTGAGGCTCGAAGACCACGATTCCAATATCACCTATACTGATGGTACTAAGGTACGATATTGTGCAACCGAAAGACTCTTCGGCATTAAACATCATGGATACGATAACACTTGGCAATGGCAGGATGTGCTAGACTCTTGGGGTGTCAGTGCAGAGGAGTTAGATGCTCTTGCAATCGTCTCAGATCAGATAACCTTTGAGGAAGGTGAAACCTATCGTGAATTGGACATGGGGTTCCCATGTAGGACGTTCGCAGTAGACCATCACTATTGTCATGCTCTGAGTCTTTGGCCATTAGGAGAAGTACCCTATACTAATTACATCTATGACGGTTTTGGAAATAATGATCGTAGTTATTCCCTTATTATTGGGAATAAGATTGGGCATAGCCATAGTGTACTTACTACTGGGTCTATCGGTGTCGAGATGGCGAAGGTCGGAAGAACACTCGGAATCGAAGCAGACCCACACGGATTAGATTTAGCAGGTAAGATCATGGGTCTTGCTGCATATGGACTTGTAGACGAAGAATATTATCATAAGGTATCACACATTCATCTAACTGACATTAAGAAGATATGGAACTATGATTCTTGGGATCGTAAGTGGGATAATGATTTTGATATCAACTGGTTACGAACAGTACATGAGTATACTGGTGATCAACTAGCACTGTATATGAATCATCCTGTAGGTGGTGATGAGGTCATAGGATATAGTGGTGGTATAGCACAGAATTGTGTGTTTAATGGTAAGATTCTGGGCAGGGGTCAGAAGGTAATGATTCCACCTCATGCTAATGACTGTGGTCTGACCTTAGGTGCTGTAGAATTTTTGAGACAACACTACCATGAGGAACCATTTAGTAATGAAGGGTTCCCATTCTGGCAGGATGATGAAGGTACTGATGAAGTAAGTGATCAGGTTATATTAGAGACTGCTGAGGCACTTGCTGATGGTGATATAGTTGCATGGTATCAGGGACATGGTGAGATAGGACCTAGAGCATTAGGTAATAGGTCTATTCTTATGAACCCACGTCTACCTGATGCTAAGGACACACTTAATAGGAAGGTTAAACATAGAGAACACTTCCGTCCTTTTGGTGGTTCAGTTCTATTGGAGGATGTTGATAAGCACTTTGAGTGGACTGGTGCATGTCCTTATATGAATGTATCTGTACCAGTAAAGGATGATGGACTGAAAGCAATCACTCATATAGATGGGTCGTCTAGAATACAGACAGTAGATGGTGATGGATCATATGCTAGACTCATTAGAAAGTATAAGGAGATAACAGGTGATGGTGTACTACTTAACACTAGTTTAAATGTCGGTGGTAAACCTATTGCTGGTCATAAATGGGAAGCCAAAGAATTATTTGCCAAGAAGGATATAGATGTACTAGTTATTGGGGATGATATTTTGTCTAAATAGCCCAGTTACTTGGACATAAATGGCCGAAGAAGAAATTAAAGAAGAACAGGTAGAAGAAGAACAACACGAAGAACCTAGGAAGAAAGGTTTCTTTGGTAAAGTGAAATCTGCTATCGTTCCCGATGCTGAAGAGCAAGCAGCAATCATCAGTACAATGGTCAGAATTACTGTCCTTGCCTGGTCTGGGGGAATATTGACTCTTAATTATGTGGCGATTCCAGGTGTACCACAACAAAAAATAGATCCAACTTTCATAGCTTCAGTTTTTACTGGAGTTTTAGCGAGCTTCGGAATTCAGACAGCGAGTAAGAAAGGTGATGGTACCATGAAGATGGACAAGAATGGTAACCCTGCTGGTGGACCACCACCTGTCACTGCTAAGGATATAGAAGCAATCATAGCGAAAGCTGGACCTACTCAAACTATTCGTATTGAGCAAGCACCTCTTAAAATAGTTGGTGTCTCAACCGATGACAAACCTTACAAACTATAGAATCATGCAAAAAATTGTTAACGTACTAGCACTCGTATCTTTCGTAGGTATAGTTGGTGTAGTAGGAGCTGGGGGATATGTTTTTCTTCAGAAGGATGCCATCATTAAAGATGTAACAGAAGGTATATTGGGTGATGTTCTTGGTGATATGCCAGCAATCCCAGAAGTACCAGCAGCAACAGGTGGAGTCGCACCACCAGCAGGACTAGGTGTCCCTAACTAGTGGACATAAATGAGATTATGGTTAGGATGCGAGAGATTAAAAATCCTCGCATCACTATCATAGACAATACTAATATTACCGTTCCCAATAAAGAGATATCTGAAATAAGAAATCAGGATATCCAAGGTATTAATACTGGGGATGTTAAAGTTTATGAGATTAGGGATCCTGTTGTCACAGGTTTGACTGTACCTGTTACTGTGGATGCAGGTAAACCTATTGTCAATATACCTGGTTGTGTTAAAGCACATAAGGATAATGCTGGTAAGAATAAGAACCTCGTAGATGATGACCCTAAGGGTGTCATGACATTGTGTGATGGTCAACAACCAGCATTTAGTCCTATGGACTATCAAAGTGATGAGTTAACATTTGAGCAGGAGAAATACGAACCAAACCTCAAGATACCACCACCTGAGGTTCCAGAACCACCTGAGGTTCCAGCGATACAATGCTATGAACCACAGATTAAAGATCCTGTAACGGGTCAGTGTATTGATAAACCTACACAGAATACCGAACAAAAGGATGATGGTCCTTCGTTCGCAGAACAATATTTACCTGAGGTAAGTACGGTTACTACTACAGCAGCGATAGCAGTGGTCGCTACCTCGTCAGCATTACTTGCTAAACCATTAGCAGATCTATTACTTAAGGTCATTAAACCTGCAGTCAAGCAGACAATGACCAAAATCCAAAGACTACTGGGTAAGAATCCATATAAACCATCAAGGAATGAGATCATTGCTAATGCATATAGAGAGAAGAAAGGGTTGCTGCCACTGAAGCCTCAGAAAAAGAAGAAGAATAAATAAATTCATGGCTCAACGCTCAATTAAGTTTACTATTAGACAGGATGGTACTGTAACCGAGGAGGTTATGGGTGCTGTTGGTAATGAGTGTGAAAATCTTACTAAGAGGATTGAGGAGAGGTTAGGTCAAGTAGAGAAGGTAGAATATAAACCAGAGTATTACAAGCAAAAACAAACCTTAGAGGATCATGTCACACTTCACTTGCATAAAGACTAAACTTAAGGAGAGACCGTTCCTGATTGATGCATTAAAAGAATTAGACTACAACGTACAAGAGAACCACCTACTAATCAATCCTGAAGACCATAACCATAAGCAGTGGAATGTAGAGGTTGCTATCTCTGATGAGATAGGGTTTAAGTGGAACGGTAAGGAGTATGAATTGGTTGCTGAACTTGATGCTTGGGATTTAGATGTGCCTGTTAGTAGGTTCATAGAGAAAGTCACCCAACAGTATGCTAGGGCAACTCTTCTAGATGCTGCAAAGAATGAAGGATATACTATTGCAGAGGAGAAGACTAGTGTCACTAATGACATCGAGGTAGTGGTAACCCGATGGGACTAGGCATAAATATTTGTGAATTGTATCAGGGAATACGGACCGAACTTGTATAAATAATGGTAGAATTGGGATAACAAGATGTAACCAAAACCTCTACATCATGAGGTCCATATTGAGTAAAGGAGGAACAAATGTTTAGCCATCTATCACACAACCAACTGGCAGAATGGAATCACAACATTGAGGAAACACCACTAGAAGACCCAATAGACGAATACTTTGAGTGCCTGATTGAGTGTGATGATAGTCAGTCCAGTTGTCGAAGACTCTGCGGAGATCTTCTAAAGTAAAAATCATTCATTTGCTTCGTCCCTCCTTGAGAGGGACTTTTTATTTTGCTAAATAGATTAGTTTGTCCAAAAATAATGACAGCACTAATTGATCCAAAAGAATACTCCGACGTGGTTGACCTATTGAGGTCATTTTTTTTGTCTAAAAATTTCCTAGAAGTTCATACACAAAATCGTTTAAGTATCCTTGCTGCCTGTGAAGATCCAGAAACAGTAGCAACATATGAATACAATGGTCAGGTATGGCCACTGCCACAGACAGGTCAGATGTGGTTAGAATATGAATTACTATCCAACCCCAAAGCAGAGGGGTTTTTCTGTGTCTCAACGTCGTATAGGGCAGAACCAGACCCTGTACCAGGAAGACATGAAGTTATCTTCCCCATGTTTGAGTTCGAGATGAAGGGTGGTGTTAAAGAACTCGAAGATATGGAGAAAGAACTGTGTGAATGGTTGGGTATACCATTAGACCAAGTGAATGTTAAGACCTATAAGGATTGGGGTGACAAGTTTAAGACGAAAGAACTTGACCACGATCATGAGAAAACTATTGGTCGAGGTATGATTACTGAGTTCCCTGAATGGACATCACCTTTCTGGAACATGGCAAGAAATTCTGACGATACCAGTAAGAAGATAGATGTTATCTTAGGTGGTAAAGAAACTATTGGTAGTGCTGAAAGGAGTACCGATAAGGATCAGATGAGAGAGACCTTCTATACCATATCAGATGGTAAGTATGCTCAACTTATTATTGATCTGTTTGGTAAGGAAAGAGTAGAGAAAGAACTAGAAGACTTCCTCTCATTCGATTTCTTCCCACGATCAGGTGGAGGCATTGGTATACAACGTCTTATATCAGCCCTTAAGTAAGGGCAACTATGTGAGGTGACGAAACTGGTAAACGTGGCAGGTTGTTTCCCTGCTGTTCCTGGCGGGACTTGGTGGTTCGACTCCACCCCTCACAGTTATTTTTCTACGACTGGATTAGAGATAGATACTGGTTCGAATACGAAGTCTTCGTTAGCACCTATGGTTTCTCTCTTGATGAGTTTTGCTTTACCATTCTCATCATACTCAAAGACTGATACCTCCGTTGCTGATGTCTTTACTCGTACTGTTTTATTCTTAATGGTTTGGTTACCATCTCCGTCAACCTCATAGGTTGTTACTTCTTCTTTATTATCGTTAGCAGTTACCTGTGGGATAGTATGTGAGTGATTTGGTAGTCCGTTTTGAGGTAAAGTAACCACAACGTCAGCACAAACACTAGCATATGGTGACTTCGGATGGAAGACTATGCCTTGCTGTTTGAGTTCACCACAATTTTTGAGACGAGCTATCTCAAAGTCTAGCCTTTTGTTGGCAAGTAACTGTGCTTGTAGTGCTGTCTGTGTATTATATGCTTTCTTACAACCGTTTTGTAGTTGTTTATCTAATGGTATTGATATCGTTGCACTGATACCTAAATTTAGATTCAGGTTATCCTTCTGTCCAGTTCTAGTAGGAATATAGTAGAGGATCTGACCTGGATTATCTGGGATACCATCGTCATCATTGTCTGCGTTATTGTAGACAGGATCATCATAGTAATATTCTTTAGGATTCTGGTGTGATATCGCATGTGTCACAAATGGTGTGATGTTAAGGGTAGGACCCTGACACGAGATACCATTGCCATATGTGTTTGTAATATATGGACCTTGTAAAACTTGTATTGCCTGGTTGGTGACTGAGCCCGAACTATTAGCTATCGGATTGGCAGTCGCACTAACACCTCCTACGTCTGCTGCATAGGTAGGTGAACATGTTAACGCTGCAATTACTGGGAGAAGATACTTGTTGTATCTGTTACGCTTGTTACGTTGGTGGTACGTTGGATTATTGTCTGGTTGGATATACCTGGTCCCATGTATGTAGTCGTTAGTTGGAACGCTCCTCCTGGAGTTGTTATCGTGTAGTCTCCTAGGGATGATAGATCCAGTTGAGATGTTGTCTGAGGAGTTGTGTCCGTGGCTGAACCAAGTACGTCTACTGAACCCGATGTTACGGTTGCGTCGGGTAATAGACTTGATCCATTGTGTGAAATTCCTGTTCCCGTTACTGAATATTGCCATCCTGTATTATAGTCAATAGAGTTAATCGTCTCAGTCACTGTCGAGGTTGTCTCGGTGTGGCTCGTCATTGAGCCCTGGGTGAAGTTGGGGACCACAGGGACCGCCAGGGCAGGTACAGCACTTGCAAGTACAGTACCCACAGCAGTCACATATAGGGCAATCGTCTTCTTCATCACTATATATCACTATCTTACCGTGAGTTCAGATACGAATTGTGTTGTCACTGTACTACCTGCACCACCAATAGCAGTCAGTGTGTCTCCATCACCATCAACTGCAAATCCGTGAGCACTAGTAACCTGAGCCATTCCATTGGAACCAGTACCAGCAGCAGTAGCATACTGGTTGGAATATCCAGCAGTTGTACTACCTGTAGTAGGTGCACTAGTTACGATAGCGTCACCTGTAGTTAGACTAGTCGTGAAGCTGAATGCATCTCCAGCTGTCGTTTGGGTCGCATCTGGAACAGTAAATGTAGCAACACCTGTAGCACTTACAGCAGATATGCCACCAAGACTCGCAGCAGCAGACCCACCAGTAGGTGTTACTGTTGTTGAGACATTGTTACCAGATATACTAAATGTATTTCCTTGTCTAGTCACAGATGTACTAGCTGCATCCACTTGTAGGGCAGCACTAGTTGTCATTTTATGATATATATCCGCTCTTGCAGCAGAGCCACTCATCAAAATCATACCGAAAAGCAGTAATACTTTTCTCATGTGTTTTTACCTAGGTGATTCTATTTAGCCGATTACTACCTGTTACAAATGTACTATTCGGATAGCACTACCCCTAGTATCAGGCCGATATGCTATAAATATATGTGGTTGCCTTCGGGGACCACACAATAAAACTCGCTTAGTAAAGGAGCATAACAAATGACTAACCTAACACGTTATCGTGCGACAGATCTTCCACAGCTTATGGAAAAGATCAACAAGTATGGCATAGGACTAGACTCATACTTCGATCATTTCTTTAGTCAAGATCAATCGACAAACTACCCACCCTACAATTTGATTCATCTTAGTAATCATGAATCACGTTTGGAGGTCGCACTAGCAGGATTTAAAAAGGATGAAGTCAAAGTGTATACCGAGTATGGTAAACTCTTTGTAGAAGGTAAGGTAGAAGAGAAAGAAGAACCACAATATGCTTACAGAGGACTCTCTAAGAGAAACTTCAGTAGGTCATGGCAACTCTCTGAGGATGTAGAGATCAAGCATGTTGATTTCGAAGATGGACTACTGAATGTCTTACTTGGTAAGATAGTTCCTGAGCACCATGCAAGAAAAGACTATATGTGATAGTATACATATAGTAACTGTCATACCACAGTGGCTGATAAAAAACAGTACGAGAAGACACCTTTTCGTAAGTACTATGAAGAGTTCTGTGAAGTTTTAGGTCACCCACTGTGGATGCTGCCAATGATGATGATTGGTTTCTTCTTTATGGTAGAATTTATGCATACCATGTACCATATGGATGGTGAGAAGGATGCACACGGATTCTGTGGCAGGCAGGAATGGGTAAAAGAATTAATGGAGGATGAATGGTAGAACTACTTGAGTTATTAGAGGCAGGTTTAGTGTTCACAGCAGTTTCTATTGCTGCTGTGAGTGCTCCTGTCTCTCTTCTTACTGACGCTGAACTACCTGACATTGCTCCATTGATAGAACAAGAACAACAAACACCACCAAAACAAGAGGAGGATGACTGAATCAGAATTTACAGGAGTACCTGGTACTGACGTATCAGATACTGCACCAGGACTAATTCCAGAAAATACTAATCCATTTCCAGGAGGTGATCCACTATCAGAGATTCATCAGCATTTGCACGAATTAAATCAAAAGGTAGATCATTTATTAAGGTCAAGGGTCGAACTGTTAGCTAAGGTAGATCATCTACTTGAGCATGCACATCAACCATTCGAGGGTCATATAACCCTGCATCCACCTGCTAAGGTTCCTGCAGGAGAAGATGATGAGTGGGATGGCGATCCTAACTGTGAGGATTGTATACCAGATCCAGATCTGATCTGAAGCCTATATAAAACACAACCAAAGAGACCTGAGGGTCTCTTTTTGTTTGGAGATAACAATGAACATGTATGTTAATCTATGTCCAGCATACACTGAGAAGAGTGAGACTCTTACAGTGGACATTCCACCTGACCAGATGGATGAGTTTATGCAATATGTCCACATTCTATCTGAAGAGAAGAACATTAATGCCCGTCGAGCATTTGCAGATTTGATTAAAGAATCGTACTACACACTAATGGAGAAAGATTATGAGCGTAAAGGTCGTAAGAATGCAAAACGGAGAGGACGTAATCGCTGACGTAAAGGAGATGCGTCAGAGTGAGGATGGTCCTGCTATGGCATATAAATTGGAGTATCCATATGCTTTAACTATCAAACCTAATGCAACGTTGCTGTTGGAACAAGAGCAGTCACTTGACTTAGATGAGATTGACATAGAGTTTCAGACATATGTTCCATTGTCAAAGCACTCTTATATATTTCTACCGATACCATCAGTAGCACTTATATATGAACCACATGATAACCTCCTATCAAAGTACCATGAACTATTAGAAGCCAATGCTGAAACTGATACTACTGAAGACCAACCCCCAGTTACACCTGTTGGGACAGCTGACTGAGTTAGATGAAGAACCTAGTCTTCTCATAGAGAGATGCATGGTAGTTAAGGATGATGGTACGTTAGAACCATATCCTAAGCATACAGATCAGAGAGATTTGTTCTTGACATCTGACCTACTCTTTACTATAATGGATCCGTCTGCTACGATAGCAGATGCTTACAAGAAAGCGACTGGAGGTTGATGGATTTTTATACGGACGTTCTTCTCCTTGGCGATGATATACTCTATAGGGGGTATGAAGGCCAGGAACCTGTCCAGTACAGGGAGAAGGTTCGACCTACCTTATATTTTGTACCAGAGGATCAATCCAAAAAGTCAAAGTATAAGACTCTAGATGGACGTTATGCACACCCTAAGAAGTTCGATGGAGCAAGGGATGCTCGTAGTTTCCTTGAGAAGTATGAGCATGTTGATGGTCTAGAGGTACATGGGTATGAACGGTTCGTGTATCAGTACATTGCCGAGAGATTCCCTGACGAGATCCGTTTTGATATGGACCTCATGAAGATCTTTACGATTGACATTGAGGTTGGATGTGATAATGGGTTCCCTTCTGTAGAGGAGTGTCGTGAGGAGGTGCTATGCATCACCTTAAAGGATGTCGTCTCCAAGAAAATTATAACTTGGGGTAGCAGGGAATTTAATGCACCCGATAACGTTGAGTATCGGGTCTTTTGGACGGAGCAGGAGTTGTTAGAAGACTTCCATTCATGGTGGGTCGCTAATACTCCCGATGTTATTACAGGTTGGAACTGTAATTTATATGACATCCCTTACATCTGTCGTCGCATGGAGCGGGTGCTAGGTGAGAAGTGGAAGAAGTCCCTCTCACCGTGGAATAGAGTGGTAGATAGAGAGATAGTAATCAGGGGTCGTAAGCAACTGGCATATCAAATTGCTGGTGTTACGATCCTTGACTATCTTGATTTGTATCAGAAGTTTACCTATTCAGCACAAGCATCTTATCGCCTAGATCATATTGCTAACGTAGAACTAGGGCAGCAGAAACTAGACCACTCTGAGTTTGAGAATTTTAAAGCATTCTATACAAATGATTGGCAGAAGTTTGTAGAATATAATATACATGACGTGGAACTTGTTGACCGTTTGGAAGACAAGATGAAACTGATTGAGTTAGCATTGACACTTTCTTATGACGCTAAGGTAAATCTATCTGATGTTTATAGTCAGGTAAGGATGTGGGATACCCTCATCTATAATGATCTAGCAAAGAGAAATGTTGTTGTTCCACCTAAGATAAGTACTAAGAAAGATGACCAATACGCAGGGGCATATGTCAAAGAGCCTACACCAGGCATGTATGAATGGGTTGCGAGTTTTGATCTTAACTCCCTGTATCCTCATCTCATCATGCAGTACAACATCAGTCCCGAAACCCTTGTTGAGAGACGACATGCAACAGCCTCAGTTGATGGACTGCTTAGTAGAGAAGTCAGGATCGATGGAGATTATTCCGTGTGTGCCAATGGAGCACAATACCGCAAGGACATCCACGGATTCCTACCTGAAATGATGCAACGGATCTACGATGACCGTACGATCTATAAGAAGAAGATGCTTAAGGCAAAGCAAGACTATGAGCACACCCCCACAGAACAACTCCAGAAGGACATTGCTAGATATAATAATATCCAGATGGCCAGAAAGATCCAACTTAACTCTGCCTACGGTGCTATCGGTAACCAGTACTTCAGATATTACAATCTTGCGAACGCTGAAGCCATCACCTTGTCGGGACAAGTATCAATCAGATGGATAGAGAATAAAATAAACCAGTACATGAATAAGGTACTGAAAACTGAGGAGAAAGATTATGTTATTGCTTCTGATACCGATTCCATTTATTTGCATTTGGGTCCTTTGGTTAAAGCTGTATACAAGGGCAGAGAGAAAAGCAGTGAGAGCACTCTGCGGTTCCTTACGAAGGTGTGTGACGTGGAACTTGATAAGTATATACAAGATTCTTACCAAGAACTGGCTACCTATGTAAATGCATATGATCAGAAGATGATCATGAAGCGAGAGAACCTCGCTGATAAAGGTATTTGGACTGCGAAGAAGAGATACATTCTTAATGTATGGAACAGTGAGGGTGTTCAGTATGCTGAACCTAAACTAAAGATGATGGGTATAGAAGCAGTTAAGTCTTCTACACCTGCACCATGTCGTGTAGCAATTAAAGATACATTAGATCTTGTTATGACTGGTACAGAGGATCAGGTTCAGTCATATGTGTCTAAGTTTAGAAAGGAATTTGAGACACTACCGTTGGAGGACATAGCATTCCCACGTAGTTGTAACAATATACAGAAGTTCTCTTCTAG